AAACCACCCGAAAAAGCAGATACAGAAGGTGGTCAAAAATTTGCAAATAGAGCAGACGACTTTTGGACAGTTCACAGAATGACACAACATCCTAAATTATGGTCTACTGCTGAAGTTCATGTAAGAAAAATAAAAGAAACTATCACAGGCGGCTCATGCACTTTAAGAGATAGCCCTATTTTAATGAAATGGGAAAACCATTGTAGATACACTATTAACGGCAAAAACCCATTATCTTATCATTACAATCAAGTTGGTGATACTGATATTTCAAACTTAGCAGAATTAAGCCCTCAGCATAAAGCAATGAAAAAAATGAGTTACGGAGACACAACAGAAGAATTACCATTTTAAAAACTAAACTATGAAAACACACGAGAAAAAAATAACACCAGTATTAAAAGCATGGAAGCAATCTAAAGACGCTTTATGTGATGATGTAGTAAACTGTTTCAAAACAGATTTATATTCAATTCATGCAGCTCTAATATACTTAGATCAACTATTTAAAAAGAAAGGTTTAAAGAATGATGCAAGTAAATTAGTAGAAAAAGGATTAGAGGATTTTGATTCATGGAGACACTACTACGACATACTTAGATTTGAGCTAATAGGACATAGACAGTCTAAAGTAAGATACGAAGACGAAATACAAAAGCTCAGAGAAGAAATAATATTATTAAGACAAGATAATGAAATAAACAAATTTGGAAATAATAATACATGAAAAAAAAAGAACTTATAAATGAGTTATTCAAAGCTAAAATAGTTAGCATAATTGGAGATGAAAAAATTCAAGAAATAATAGATGAAATAAAAAAGTCGTTAGAAGGTTATGTAGAAACAGATTTAGATGATGATTACTATGATACATTTTAGTTTGTTTCCTAATGAAAACTGTGTTATTTGTCATTGTTTAGTAGAAGATAATGCTTTACATTGTGAAGAATGTGAGCAAAAATGGGTTGAATTATCTGAAAAAGAGTAACCATTTTTAAACCTAAAAGGATTTTTAAAAAAAAAATAATATTTTATTAAAAAAAATAAAAGTTTATAAAGCGTTACGGTTGTTGACTCTAGATAGCTTTTATTCTTATTTACTAAGGTTCGAATGAACTTTTTTTGATCATGAATTTTTTTTATCCAAATAATGTTCGTATATTAGTAGTATACAAACAAACAAAACCACAAAAAAATGAAATTATTAAAAAGATCAAACTACAACAACAAAGAAGTAATAAATTCTTTAAAAACTAATTTTAGTATTTTAGAAAGTTCAAAATGTAAATTTATCACAAGCGAATTTTTAGAAATGGATAAATTAGAAATTAATTTTGACGGCGAATTATACAAAGTTACTTTTTTAGGTTTAAGAATGAAAGGAGCAAATTATCACTTAGTAAGTGAATTAAAAAGTGATGTAATTAAAAACTTTAATAATAGAGTAGACGCAATTAAATACATTCTTTTTAATTTAGGAATAATAAGAGAATCAGAATTAAAAAACTAAACCAATCCCCTTCGGGGGGTTTTAACAACCAAGAAAGATGAAACAAGAAAACAAAAATAAATTAGCAATTTTATTATTCAGCACTTTGACAATGATTTTAATTTTTAGCAGATTTTAAAGATAAGAACAATTAAAACAAAAACATGAAAGAAGAACAAGAAAGAAACCACAGACTAATAGCGCAATTATTATTTGGTATATCGGTAATGTATTTTATCTTTAGCAATATTTAAAACCGTTCTTTAAAACTGGTTTATTAATACGATTTTGCTAGGGTAAGTTTGAAGCCAGTCTTACCCGTTTTTTAAATATAAAAATACATTACATGAATGATAAAATAAAAGAAATGAAATCTTACATCCAGCACTTAGAAAAGATGATAATAGGATATAAAGAAGTTTGTAAAAAAAAAGATGAAACAATAGACTATTATAAAAAAGAATTAGATAATTTAACCTGTAAAAAATAACCACATGGACACGTACATAAAAAGCAAAATAGAAGGTTTAGAAGATCATATTAAAACACAAGATGATACTATTAAACAATACAGAAATATAATAGCTAGTAAAGATGTTTTAATAGATGAGCTTTTAGAAGAACTAAGAAAGCTATCTGATGACATGATACAAATAGTTAAAAAGCTATGAAAGATCAATTAAACTCATGCGATAATTTAACTAATAAACAATTTATAATAGTTTTTTTTTGGTTTATTTTTAGAAGAAGAAAGTGGAAAAAATACGATATGCTGGTTGAAAGTTATTACTTTGAAAATGTAGCTTATAGAATGGCTAAAGACTATTGATTATAAAAATATTAAAGAAGCAAGTCAAATCTAAGGGCTGTCTAAAAGTTAGGCAGTTCTTTTTTTATTTATACGCTTTTTTTTTATTATATTAAGCGATAAATTTAAACTATATAAAATGAGTCTTTTAGATGAGTACATTAATGATTTAGCTACAGAATCAATAATAGACAGCAGCCTTATATGAGAAAACCTAAGCTACTAAAAAAGAGTAAGCTAAAGAAACACACACTTTCTAAGTCAAAACCTAAGAGAAGCTATAAGAACAGCTTAATTAACGCTGATATATTAAAAGCATTGATACTTGAGGACTTTAAAATGGATTGTATTTTAGAATATAAATTCCATGATACAAGAAAATGGCGTATAGATTTGTTTATCCCTGATTTAAAAGTAGCTATTGAATTAGAAGGCGGTGTCTATACTGGTGGAAGGCATACAAGGCCTAAAGGTTTTTTAGCAGATATTGAAAAGTATAATAAAATTAGTATATTAGGCTTAAAGCTACTTAGATATGCTCATGTAGAACATACTTATAGCGATATATTAAAAGACTTAAAAGAATTTATTAATAATGGGAAAGCAAGGAGGTCATACTAAATTTAAAAAAGGAGATAAAGCTGCTGAAAAATGGACAGAAGAAAAAGCTTTAGATCTAGCTGATGAGTTAATAGCTTGGATGAAAAAAGAAGATGCTAATATATTTTACGAAGACTTTTTATTTATAGAAAAAGATTTGTATAAAGAATTAACTGCTTATCTTTCTAACAAGTTTCCTAAATCATTTGGAATAAAAATAAAACGTGCTAAAAAAATTCAAGAAATTAAACTTAAAAAATTAGGTGTATTAGATCAGTTAAATGCTACTATGACTAGATTTACTTTGATTAATAATCATGGATGGAAAGATAAAATAGATAGCACAGTAGAACAAACAGTAAAAAAAGAAATAGACTACTCAAAACTAGATGCAAGAACAATTAAAAACATTATTGAGCAACTTAAATCTGACGAGCCTAAAGGCTGAGTTATACCGTAAATCTTTTTATGAGTTTAGTTTAGAAGCTTTTAAAACATTACATAATGGTCAAGAGCTTACGTATAATTGGCACATAGAATATTTATGTAATAAACTACAAAAGGAAGCTGAAAGAATTGTAAGAGGTGAGAAAAGAGATAAGCACATATTAATAAATGTGCCACCAAGAACATTAAAGAGTGAATTAGTTAATGTTTTCTTTAGTGTTTACTGTTGGATTTTAGATGATTCTATGCAGTTTATTTCTTCATCTTATTCATCTAGTTTATCTATTACGTTATCAACTCAATCAAGAAGAATTATAGAAAGCGATTGGTTTAAAGAATATTTTCCAGACATTCAATTGTCTAAAGATGAGAATACTAAATCAAGATACACAACAACTAAAGGAGGATTAAGATATTCCACTTCTACAAGTGGAACAGTTACAGGAATGGGTGGAGATATTATAGTGATTGATGATCCACAAAACCCACAATTAGCAAGATCAGAAATAGAAAGAGAAAACGCAAATAGATTCTTTAATGAAACTTTAAGAAGTAGGCTTAACAATCCTGAAGTAGGTGTATTTATTGTTGTTATGCAAAGGCTACATGAAAATGATTTAACAGGAATGTTGTTAGATAAAGAACCTGAAGAATGGGATCATACATGTTTACCTGCTGAAGCTTCTAAAAACATAAAACCAATTGAATTAATAGATAATTACGTTGATGGTTTATTGTTTCCTCAAAGATTATCTTTAAATGTATTAAATGGCTTTAAAACAGGTCTAGGTGCTTATGGTTATTCAGGGCAGTATTCACAAATACCATCTCCTAGTGATGGAGGTATATTAAAAGGCGAATGGTTTAATATTATAAAACAATTACCTAGAGATCCAAATAATAAATTAGTTAATCTTAAATGGGATTTCTATTTAGATACTGCTTACACAAGTAAACAAGAGAATGATGCAACTGCTTTAATGTGTGCAGCTTTTTATAACAATGAACTTTATATAAAAGAAGTTAAGGCTGTTAGATTAGAATTTCCTGAACTAATAAAAGAAATACAGCACTTTGCATCTGTCAACGGTTATTCTAATTCTAGTAGAATATATGTAGAACCTAAAGCAAGTGGTAAAAGTATTGTACAAATGCTTAGAAAGTCTACAGGTTTAAATATAATGGAAGATAAACCACCAACACAAGATAAAGTTAGTAGAGTTTCTGCAGTATCTCCATTCATAGAATCAAGAAGAGTTAATTTATTAGATGGTAGATATATTAATGATTTTATAACAGAATTAAAAGCTTTTCCTAATGCTAAACATGATGATATGGTAGATGTTTTAGTAATGGCTATTGACAGGAATATAACAAGAAGAAAAAAAGTACGTGCAATTGCTTAATTTATTTTATATTTAACTATGAAACAAACGCTTAAGGATTACGAAGAAGAAGTGGTACAGTTATCTAAAGAGGGCAATAATTCTGAAGTAATTAAAAAACATTTAAAAGATAAATATAATTTTGATGTTTTATCGAATAATATTAGAAAGTTTTTAGGATTAAGAGGTGTATCAGCTACTCAATTACAAGGTGTAAATACTTTTGAAAAAAAACTAAAAAATAGTAATTTCCAAATGCCTGA